TCGTTTCGCTTTTCATTCAAAACCTTCTGTGCTGAGAAAAGTGTGGAAATCTGCCCCGACAATTCTGATACCGATTGCACATCGTTGACCCGCGCCCTGATAAATGAGATCGCACTCGACGCAGCAGAAACTGCCGCTAAAGCGGTTGTGATCGGCTCCATAATGGTTCTCGATTTTACTTTGAGCTAATTATTCTGTCGATCTTCGCCTCAAGCCGTAAGATCGAATCTGACATTCTTGTCAAATTATCGGAAAGTTCTGCGCGGGTGCAAAAGTCCTCTCTTGTGCGATTTAGCAATATCTCAATGCGCTTGACCTCAACGCTAAGAGTGCTTGCCCAATATCCAAAGCCAAGCACTAACAAACCGATCAGGCCATCAATGATATGCACTAAGTCCATCAATCGGCCTTGAGTGCTGCAATAGACAAGCTGTTATCAGTCGGGTCAAAAACCATACCCTGAACCGACATACCCGCAGCCCACTCATCAATTTCTGCTTGGGCAGCAGTATAAGCTTGCTGAACATATTGTGCATCAGTCGTTTCATCAACGATTGGTATGCGCTTATCTACAATAAAAACATCATTTGTTGCATTTACACATTTTAAACCAACCAGTTTTTCAGTCTCATCGGTTATAAATTTATCTACTGTAAAAGTAATACTCATTTTATTCTCCTATCCGTCAAAGCTGTTCCCAGCCATAAACATATTGATATAAAAACCTTTAGTTCCACCAAGCCGGTTTTTAATTGTGATTGTGTGACCTGATGGAATCACGCATATTTTACCATCAGTGTCAGCAGCGGCAAAGGTACTTAAAGTAAGTGCAGACATAAGGGTTGCACCGTTATATCCAACTCCAAAATTCGCCCATTGCCCACTGGCGGTTTCGTAAATTGCCAAAAGTCCACCACCAGCAGTTGAACCATTAATCACAATCGAAGCATCATCGGCTAACGACACTTGAGTGCCGTGATTGTGAAAGCCAAAATCTCTGTTTGTTGTTTCTATTTTACCAGTTGAGGTTATGCGAAGGCGTTCCGTAGCACCTTTTAAAAACCTAATAAAGTCAGCTGTTTTTATTTCAAGTCCCGAGCTTGCTCGTATGCCATAATCTGATGAGTAAAACTGCACCTCACTTGTATCCACCATAGAAGCTGTACCATCAACAGTCAGCCCATCAGCCGTGACAGTGCCAGTGACATCTACGCCTGTGGCTGTGGTGGCGAGTTTGGCTGCGTTGTCGTAATAAAGATTTACTGCGCCGTTGTTAATCACTCGCAGTCCGTATTCTCCACCGCTATTAGCGTTAAGACTAATTGCATTACCATTCGTGTTAATTACAAGGTCGCCAGTTCCATTATCAACAATGTAAGAATTGCTACCATCGTGGTAAATCTGCAAGTCAGACGAATTTCCCATCAAAATTCTAGCGGAATCTGGGAACAAGATATCATCCGTACCAGTAGGCACCGTGAACACTGTAGCGTCTGCATCGTTTTTCAAGGTGATATCTGATGTAGAACCTTGCCCTGTCAGAATCAGACCTTCAGCACTCGTATATCCAATGGCTGCATTGTCACCGGCAGAGGTATCGGCTGTGGCCTCTAGGGTGCCGCCAGTGATAACGCCTGTCGTTGTAATTGCAGAAGCACCGTTGTCAATCGCGCCAAAGCCGCTTGTGATGCTCCCGCTGTTTAAAGCGCCAGTGGTAACGATGTTGCTACTACCAGCCGCTGGCGCTGCCGCTATGTCTGAAAGCACTTCTGCCGCAGAACGCCCCTCAATGGCCGTGCCGTCAATCCGCAAAAAGTCGTTATCAGCCGCGCCGCTTGTAAATACTGGCAGATTACCGTTAGAAATGCCTGTTGACAGGGTTGCGACAGTAGTGATTGCCGTGCCATTCAGTGTCATGGCATCAGCTTCAAGTGTGCCATCAATGTCAGCATTGCCGCTAATGTCGAGCGTTGCTGCGTCTAGCTCACCTGTGATTGTCAGGTTGCGGCCACCAGTGATATCCTTGTTAGCATCAACAACCATTGCTTTGCTTGCCAGCACAGTGCCAGGTGTTATGCCGTCAATCATTTCAAGTTCGGCTTCAGTGATAACCGCGCCACTGCCAAGCGTTAAATCGCCGCCAACTGTCAGGTTGCCAGCAACAGCCATAGTGCTGTTAGCAACAGTGGCATTTGGTGTGATCGTTAAATGCGTTACATATGTGCCAGCGGTGTTAATATCGTTGCCAAGCGTTAATGTGCCGCCATCAGCAATATTCAGCTTCCACTCATCGCCTGCATCATCGCCCTCGTCTGCCATCAATGTGATAGCAAGGCCAGCGCCTTCTGCTGCTGATATTTTTAGTGAATCCGTTGTGGTTTCATCATATTGAATTAGCACATCAGTATTTGTGCCAAATGCAATGGTTTTATTGTCAGGCAGGGTAATGCCCTGTGCAAACGGAATAGCTGCCGTGCAAGTCTGTGTGCCGTCTTTGAGAATTGATGTAGACAGGCCAACAGCCATGCCGTCCAGTTCTGTGTCGAACTTGCTGGCAAGGATTTTAATGCCGTTATCCCTGTCTGTCGTGCAGTCAAACGTTCTGCTAAATGTACCGCCTGAAAATGCCATTTAATAAGGCCCCCCTGGTGCGAATGTGTAATGAGCGCTGATAAAACTGATAGCCTGACTATCCGTTGCCACTTTGATGCGTAACGCTGCGCTGAAGCCAAACTTGTTGACCGCCTTGCGGCGCTTTGTAATGCCTGAACCAACTGCGTCAGCCCAGAAGAAATTATCCCAACTGGCTGTATCCCAGGATGCCATATTGCTTGCAAAGGTGGTGGTTGATACCGCAATGCCGCTGACAGGCGCTTGATCTACACCGACACCAAAGTCAAACTGCACATCGGTTTCGCCTTCTAGCATAGGCTGCACAGAGCTAAAGCGCTTGACCCCGCCGCGATCACCAAAATAATTATAGCTAGTTGCCAGATCGCCAACGATGTTTTCACCAAGATCGGCCTTGCCTTCTACTTTAAAGACCTTGCCGCCTGCACTACCAAAGAATGTATCGCCGTTGAACTGCCCCCAGACCACGGCTGGCAAATTCTCAAAAATGCACCAAGCCCGAATGATCGGGTTGAAAACGTGCTGATTATATGGATCGGTTGCGGTGTCCAATGTCGGATAGTTGAAATAAACCTTATCGCCGTCAGGGCTGACAAATATCTGCCAGCCTTGGCTTGTGCCTGTTTCTGCCACCTGGGCAATAACCGTGCCTCTGATCTTTTCTGATATAGCTGCTGCCTTATTGCCAACAAGGTCTTGTCTGACTACTTGCGACAGCGGCAGATAACCCTCTTTGGTCATTATAACAACATCACCGCCCAGCTTGGCGATTGCGCGTTTTTCTTGGATTGGCTCTGCTAAACGAAACGAGCCGACAAGCGAGAAATCACTAGAAGGGTTAGAGCCGCTATAAATAAGCACCTCTCCGCTTGACATAATAATGCAAAACAGATCATCAACCCCAGCACCTCCGTCAATGCTTAAAGAATTGATCATTATGATGTTGCCGCCGTATGTTCCAACTAGGCCAACAGGAAACTTCGTAAAATTGCCTTGGAAAGTATCAACAGACGCACTGTGGTAAAAATTCTGACTTGTGCCTGTCCAGTAGTAAACGCGGTTTTTAAAAGCGAATACGCCGGTCAATGTGTTTGGATTTACGCTGTCTGAGAGTGTAATTGACAAATCAGAAGCGCTAGAGCCATTCCAGCTAAACGGCAAGTTTGCGCCACTAGGCACAATGATAGATAGATTGTTAAACTCAATATGCTCTGCACGGCCATTGGCAAGGCCAGTTTTCTTGGAAACGGCTGACCCGGTATCAATTTGGTATAATACACCATCGCTGCCAATCGCCAGCAACTGCCTGTTTGAGCCTGCGCTATGCTCTATCAGCGTTTCTACATCACCAGACCCAATGCCAGTACAGAACTGCGTGTAACCATCGCGCAGCGTGATCTTGCCGGTTGTCGGAAAAAAATTGCTCATAATGAGCGCATCAGTCGGCGGCATGGCATCAATAGAATCACGGCTGTTCAGGCCGCCCACAGGCGCTGGCACAGAAGCCGCTTTGACGCGGTACTGGTTTGCTGATCTAGCTGCTTGTAGCATTAAAGGCCATATCCACTATCTGGTAAATTGTAGCTATATGGGCTGACCAAATAGCGCCTGTGATCGTCTAGTGTCAGGATTGGCGCACCGCCTGCACGGCTGATTGCCTGCCTTAGTTCCATCTGATACTGCCGGAAATCCTCATCATAGATTAGGCCGTGGCTTTGCTTAAAGCGCCATGTAACGCCCATTTCCATCAATGTTTCGTCTAATATGCCAACATCGCTATCAGCCGCCATAGCGGCCTGTGATGTGCCGCCGCTGGTCTGATTCCAGTGGCCTGATACATATTCAAAGCCAACGGTTTCTGCGCTGTCAGGTGTCGGTGTGATATCGAACCGCAAAGCATTGCTTGCAGCCTTCAAACGAAAGCGCTGAACAATGCCGCCAGTAACTGTACCAAAGCGGTCAGCCTGGTATGTTTGCGGTGTAATCGGGCCAACCATTGCGTCAAGCTCTGTGCGGTTGTAAGCCGTGCCTGATACAAACCGATCAAAGTCAGTCGGCAGCGCATAGTTTTGCGTGCCGTTGACAGTGCTGAAGGTGTGTTCCTTCATCAAAATTGGCCAGTTGTTGGCACGCATCAGTTGAGCGCCCTCACGGTTAATCATAACCAGAAGCTGCCGCGCAATCGGATCAGTATTGCCAGCAACTGTTGTTGGGCGCTCAAACCCTACAAAGTCGCTAACTGCTTGTGCTATTGTTAGCAGGCTCATTTTTCACCTCTTGCGGTTCTGCCAAGGTCTGGGCCGCAACGGCCACCTCAACAACTAAATCCTCTTTTTGCTTGCTGGCCTCAACTTGCAGGGTGGCAATCTTTGCCAACTCAACATAAGGCTCACCAATGGCACGCAGCGTTGTTTCCTGTGCTGATGCTAAATCCTCGACTGTTTCAATGTCGTTAAGTTCAAGCTCACAACGGCGCGGCTCAGTCATGCCGGGCAAATCTTGTAAGGCCGTGCCTTTTTTCTTTGGCTTCTTCTTTTTGTTTTTGTAAGCAGCCCAGCTATCAGGAAACCGTTTTAAATCTTCTGGCCGCGCTGGGCCTTCCCAGACATCGCGCACACCAGCAATTTCAATACGGCAAAAATCTTTCATTACGCCGTTTAGCTCACGTTCAAAAAATATACCTTTTTCGCTCATTCAATCCTCCCGATTGTATTGTAAAAAGGGGCAAGGTTTCCCCTGCCCCCAAATAATATTTATAGTGGGAATGTGCAGATAATTTCTTTATCTGAAATATCCCCGGCAATCGCACAGACGTTATCTGTAACAGCCCCAGAAACATCTAGTGTTCCATCGGCTGATCCAGTCGGTGTCAACGGATTACCGTCAGCGCCTGCTGTTAATGCAATTGTCAATGTCGCTGCACCACTGATCTGGAACCAACCATAGGTTTCAGTTGCGATATTGGCTTGGATAACACCAGCACCAATTTCCACTGAATCAGATAGGTCAGATGTACAAGTATGGAGCTTGTAACCATCAAGTGTGTGATAGTAGGCTACTTCGCCTGCTACACCAGCCACACCCGCAGAAGCATCATCATATTTCAGATACTTGTACAGCTTTGTGCCAGTGCTATCAATGACCGCACCAATTGCTCCAGGTGTAAACTCTGGAACGGTGGCTTGATCTGTTGGTGTAATACCAAGAATTGCTGGAATACTCATAACAGCTTCCCCTTTCCTATGTGTGGATCACGCCTTGGAGCGCACGGTTTGAACAGGTCAGATTTCCTGACCAGAACATTGGTGTCACCATAGCGTCTTGGTTGACGGACATTTTTGCTTCACCCGGCACGAAATCCCTTGCAGCGGCTACTTCCAAACGGAGATAGTCAGTGTTCAGGAAATACATCCGATTTGTATTTGCAGACGAATCAAACACCACATCGCTGTTTAGGTATTGCAATGAGGTAAATCCAGAGCGTGCCATATCATCTGATGTGATACGCTGGATAGCCTGCAAGCTGCCCAGAAATGCTGTATAGCTATTAGTGCCGCACATAATTAAATCGGGCGAATCGCTTCCGCGAACAAGCGACAGATACATAGTATTCATATCTGTTTGCACGTTAGCGACTGAGAAAGCACTCGATGTTGCAGTCGTTTGTGCGTTTTGCCAGAATGTGTAAGTAGAACTATTAATTCCACCTCGTTGTGTTCACTTTGGTTCGCTAAACCAAAGCCGCTTTCGCTGCTGCATATCACTATGCAGACCAGATCATATCATAACCCCTGTGGGGTTCTCTGCGCTTCGGAACCGCTTGGCTCCTACTTCCTTTCGGAATGATCGTTGCACCTTCCCCTTGCGGGGCTTGGCTCAGGATTATCTCAGTAAGACTTCCCCTGAGTTCACAGAGTTTTTCGAAATAGATTGCTCTATTAAGCCGCTAAATTAACGGTGCCTGTTCCAGCATCGGAGACCAATAATTGCAGACCCCCAACTTCTTTGCCACTTGTGCCTGTGCCATCGCTGTAAAGCGAGGTTGACAAGCTATTCATCAATGACTTTTCAAGCACGTTGATGCGTGCCTCAAGAAGATTGATGATGGCCTCTGTGCCTGAGTTTTTGATTTGCTCAAGACCAGAGATTGTGACGTTACCAGCAAGCTGCTTGTAATCGTACGTTGCCGCACTGAGTACCTCACTGGGCGACACATCAAGTGTTTCATAACCTGAATAAAACTGAACTGTCTTACCAGCTACGGCTTTCGCCGCCAGCTTGCGCTGTTTGTGGTCTGGACTTTACCTTTGCCCACAACTCAATGATTGGGCATCCCCTGTCAAGTCTCTACACCTTCCCATGTCTGGGCTTGGCTCGGTATTAGCATTTCAAAGCCTTCACCGAATTTAAGGGAGTTTCGGCAACCTATTACTAGGCTGCTAGGCACATTTGTTTACCGTTGTCAGCATATTCAAGTTCACGGACAATATCACGCCCTGTTACGGATGTTTGATTGCCATTTTCGCGCAAGCGCCGCAACAAAGCGTTGTGGTTGCTTACGTTGTCCGAAAGTGTCTTTGACCTGTTTCTCACATTTTATTCAATTGGCAACGCTACTGCCAACCAGTTCTTTTACGAACTTCTGACATTCTCATGCCAGCTTGGACTATATCTTCACCCTGCATAACAGGGGCCATGCGCTTCGGCTGGGCTTCCAGCCTACTCCTTTCGGATAGTCTCTGAACCTTCCCTAATGGGCTTGGCTGCTGATTGCGCTCGACTTGACGTTAGCGTGTTCCAGCAATTCACATGGTTTGCTTTTGTTTATTGCTAAACAATGACCCCGATTGAGGTAGTTGTGACGATCTCGGATAGATTTGGACTAGCCATAAACTAGCTCCTTCCATTTTCAAGTTGTCGAATGGACGCATTAATTGTGTCCCTGATAGACGCATTAGCGGGGAGCGCTTGCGCGGCTGGGGTTGCACTGCCTCTGACTTTTGACCGTTGTGCTTTTTTAGCTTTTTGCACGGCTTCGGTTTTCACCTTGGCCTGTGATTGCCGTGCTGCAACGCGCTTTAACTCTTCTTGTCTCAGTTCTGGATTGGCATAGACTGCCGCCTCATAAGCTGATTTCAGGTCAGTTGCGTTGCCGCTGCTAATGAGTGATCCCATAACAGATCGCACTTGCTCAAAGTGCGGGTGCATTGGGTTCCCACTTGCATCGGTTTCTTGTGAAAATTGGTCAATAAAAGACTGTGTGCTTGCCTGCTCATGGCTCTGCTGTTGTGTCTGTTGATTCTGAATAAAGCCGGTCAGCTGGGCTACTTGCTGCTGTAGGGCTTTGACTTGTGGGTCTGCAAATTCATCCTCAAGCGCTGGATCGTTACCGATTGCGCCAATATCCACGCCATACTGACTTGCCAGCCAGTTGATAGCGTTTGCAGGGTCTTTTCGCAGATAGTCATGCGCGGCCAGCAATTGTCTTACTGCCCCCACATCGTCCATGCCTGCACGTTCAAAATCTCCTTTAAACGGCTGCATGATTTCGTCAAACGCATCCTGGCGCTTTTTATACTTAGCAATCGCCTGCGTTTTTTTAGTGTAATCGCCTTCTAAATCTTTGTAGCGCTCCATAAACATATGCTGCGCTGGTGCGTCTAATGCTTCAAATTTAGCGGCAAAATCTTTCGGCCAATGGTTTGGCGCTGGTAATGCTTCTAGTTCAGCAGCTTCGGCTGGCTCATCATCAGCCTCATCATCGTCATTGGCTTCATCAGGCTCATCAGCCTCTGGCTGTTGCTCTGGCGGCTCTGGCAGGGTGTCTGCCTCTGCTTCAGGGGCTTCTGCCTCTGTCTCGCCTTCAAATGATTGCAATGTCTTTGCCAGTGTTTCGGCTACTGTTTCGGGCCTCGCTGGCTCCGCTGCTGGGGTTGTGGCCTCAACTTCAGGAGTGCTTTCAAGCTGCATTTGGTTTTTCCTTTAACTGAATTGTTTGTTGTATTCGTTACCTACTTCAACAAAGTTGTTGCGCCGCAAAAACTCGCGGTGCTGGGAACGGCTGGTGATCCAGCCACGATCTTTCATGTTCTGATAAGGCTCTATGTCGCCCATTAAAAAAGGGCCAGTTGTTTTGCTGACCCTTGGCTTCTCAATAATTTTGCCGACTTCGGCATCATAGATATATGTCGTCATCCCATCAGCATCCCTGCTGCCATCTGGCGCTGGGCTGCATCCATCTTGCGGCGCGGCTTGTTAAAGCTACCAAGTGCGCCAATCAGGTCTGGGAATATCTTTGCCAGTACACCAGCCAATGGGCTATCCATCGCCTCGCGGATTAGTTCGCGCTCTTGCTCTGACAAGCTGGCATAAGCCGCCTGCGCCTGTTCCATGTCCATTTGCATTATGCAAAGCTCCTTGGGTTTCCGAATAATCCAAGTGTGTCAGCCTGTTGTGGCTGCGTCATGCCGCGTGTTTGCAGCAAATCAACCAGCGTGCCGTTGGCAAAGCCGTATGGGTTATATTGATTGCCAAACCCCGAATATGCGTAATAAGGGTTTTGCAGATAATTCAATGCCAGTTCATCACTAGGTATCTCGCCAATACCGCTGCCGCCAGAGCCATCATCCATTGGCGGCATAATGCTTGCCATCTGGTCATCGCCTGAACCGCCATCATCCATAAGACCCAGGCTGTTCATCGGGTCAGTGCCTTCAATTAGCTGACCAAATTCATTTGCCGCGCCAGTGACGCGGTTCTTTGCGCCATAGACAGGTCTCATATTTGGGTCTTCAAGCGCAGTTGATATGCGCGGCATCATAAACTGCCCCATCTGCGATTGAATCGTATCAAGCGCAACTTTAGGTGTATTATATCCTAGAAACCCCCGGATACCGTCTTCTCTTGCTGGCGCTTTATATGCCTGCGCTCTGCCAAGCTGCTCTGCAAGGCGCTGCCTTGCCAGAAGGTTGTTGCCGTCATCATATCGGCGATACGGCACATTGCCAGCAGGCGCGTTTAAGTTAGGTTGAATTGCATTTAGCGCCGCTGAATCTGACGGCATTAAATTATTTATTGCAGCCTGCACATTTGGATTTTGCGCTGCAAGATTTTCAGCTTCTCGTATAAATGAATTTCTTATCGGACCATCAGGCAGATTTGAGCCAGAGGTTGAGCTTTGTGCAAGCCTATCAGCAGCTAAAATATCACCAGTTGCGCCAATCAGCGCCTGGTTATCATCAGACCCGCGATCAAAATTACCTTCATAGCTGTAATTGCCTCTGTCGTTGCCGCTGGCCTCAAAATTAGCCATAGCAATGTCTTGCTGTAGGTTTTGATCTAAATCCTCATCAGACGGCCCACCACCGCCGCCAGAGCCTGAATCGCTATCAAAGCGGATACGATTTTCAATTAAGTAACTGCGAACCATGCTTTACCCTTTTGTGATCGCCTTGCGTTGCCAATCACACCTTTGCCAAAAATATCACGCAAATGATTGCGGCCCTCGCGCACAATCTCTCTAACGCCGCCAAATGGCGCTATAAAATCAATGAGCCACAATCTACTGCCTGCTGCCCAATCATCAGGCTGGATAAACCTTGTGCCGTCCAGATAGCCAGCCTCTGTTTCTTCATTAAACAGCGCATAGCTCATAAACCCGACAGGAAAGCCGTCAGATTCCCAAAGCCTATATTGCTGCAAGGCAACTGGCGGCAGAATGACACGGTGAAGGTCAGCTATGTCATGGCCCTGGTGCGCTTTGCTTTGCCCCATTAGCCAGACAATCTTGCCAACTGCTTCGATGTTCTTCATCCGTTAGTCACCACTTTAGCCGCATCAATCTCTAGCTTTTGCTGTTTAAAGTCAGCATCTTGCGCGGCTCTTTGCTGATCTAACTGCAACCGTGCAACCTTGACTTGTGCATCAGCGGCAGCTTGCTTTGTCTGCGCCTGCACCTTGGCGGCTTCCACCTCAATCAGTTTATCCGCCGGTGTTGGGCCTGATGGCTGCGGCGCTTCAATGCTTTCAAGTGTTTCTTCCAGATCACGCGCACCGGGAAAGGCTCTTGCGGCAAACAGCAGCATTTGCTTTGCCTGATCAAAGCCTATTGTGCCAGATGACACCATCGGCCCGATTGACTGCATGAATTGCGTCATTGCAATCAGGAAATCAGTGCGGCTTTTCTGTTCTGTTGCGCTGTCTAGGCTGCTGCTTTCATCAGTATCAATAGAAACGCGATACTGGCGCAAACGCTCATCACGCATGACCGCAACGGCTTCGGGTGTGATATTTATGCCTGTTATGCGCGACAGCAAAGTTGGCTCTAGGTTTTCGACTAGCAATTCTGCTTTTAGTTCCAGAATGGAATCCAAGAACTGCTCAACCCGGCGCTGCCTGTTGACCAGCCGCATTGCACCAAACTGGCCCTTAATCCGCTGGGCTGTTGCTGTCTCACGGCTAGATGACTGACCGCGCATAATATCGCTAATGCCAGTAATCTCGTAAATGGTCTGCACGACAATCTGCCGTGATTGGTAAAGCTGGGCTAGTGCCTTGATGATATTATCAAGCGGCGCTTCTTGCATAACATTGGCTAAACCGCCACCAGCCTGAAGCATAGCCATGTTGTCAACTGGTACAAACTCATTGTCTGTGGCTGTAGCAAGGCGCTGCAACTCGCTAAAGCTGGCATCATAAACACCGCGCCGTTTTAAGGCATCAGTCAGGTTTGCAATGCGCTGCGTAATCAGATCAAGCTCTTGTAATTGATCTTCATAGGTAAATATCTCAGGCACAGGCAAAGTTGTGTCTGTGGTGCTGATTGCATATAGCGGCTCTGGCATAGGCCAGAAACCTTCTAAGTTATATGGGTCTTCAAATTCTTCTAGTAGCTCGTCAAAGTTACTGGCAACAAATAGCTGCTTGCCGCTGCGCTTATCCCAGATTTCATAGACTTCAGCCATGTCAGGCTGCTGGTCATCATTATAGCCCATATTGGTTTCACCGCGATAGGTCAGCGGGATTTGCTCACCTTTTGCGCCGTAATAATCAATAAGCTCCTGGCGGGTCATTAAATGCCTGAACGCAATCCATTTCACATCATTCCAGCATCTTGCCGGTGACATGGTAAAATCAGCCCAATAGACATATTCGCAGCGGATAGATTGCTCACCGATATACTCAACCGGATCACCTTCCATGAATGGCCCTTGCGGCCCCATTTTAACCGCTGCCTCATCAACGACATTGCCGTCAGGATCAAGAAACGACTGACCAACAGGCACTTCGCCCATTTGCCCCGGCGCTACCTCGCCAATGCCCATGACGTTATTAACTTGCAGCGGTATTTGCTCTGGATCGCCCTCGACTAGCAATGGCTCGTAAACCATACGCATAACACCGCGCCCGACAATCAGCATATCTTCAATGACCCGGCGAACCTCGGCATCAAAATTATAGACATCAAGCTGGAACTGCAAACCGCGCTCAATCACCATTGCAATGGTGCGCCCGACAGGATCATTATCTTTGAACCGCCTGGATACCTTTGGCTTTGGTGTTTTAAAGTAAAGGCTGGATTTCAGTGTATCAACATTGCTGTAGAAGATGTTCATGCGTGTTTCGCGCATTACGCGGTCTGCATTATCATCCCGGTATCGCTCAATAATGTCATAGCAGCGATTGTGCCATGTTTCTTCAAACTTACGCGCCTTGGTAATCTGGTGATTCCAATAACCCGCACGATCTGCCTTTTTAGTCGGCTCACGGTCATAATTATAGGATTCAGCCATTAAAGTCTCCAGCCTGACGGCTTGGTTGCGTTATCTAAGCCAGCCATCATTTCGTCTATCGTTGGCGGCCGCCAAGGGTCTTCCTCAATCTCAGGAGCGCGGCGCTGATACGGTCTTGCCATGCACGCATACCTAATTTCATCTGCTGCATGATCTTCCTGCGTAGTGTCAATATCCTCAAC